TCTATGTAATCAGTTGCAATACCTCCAAACTTTCTAGCAGAAGATTTAGCATGTTCCCAAGGATGCGCCATTACATTTCATTTATCTTGTTAATTGCATCCTGTCTACATCTCTCATAACCTTCATCTTGAGATTCCCAATACATACTTTCTGCAGCTTCTAGTATCTCAGCCTTTAGTTCTTCAGTGAATGTTTGAAGTTCTAAACTCTCAATCCATTCTGTAAACTCTTCATATGTCATTCCTTTGTTGCTTTTTCAATTAGATTACCCTCATGAGCATATTCTTCTGTATCATATACCCTAATATTATTAGAGATATAGTAGTTGCCAGATGGTATATGAATAGATAAGTCACCAAATCCACCTTCATTGTTATACCAGTCTTCTATACCTTCTAGTATGTCATATGCATAAGCTTCTAATATACTATGTAGTCCATGTTCTAAATTATTTAGATTACTATCTGGACCATAAAAATCAGTATTAGCTTCTACATCATAAGCATTTTCACAAGGTTCAGTAGTATATGCTATTTCTTCTATGGCTCCAGAGTCACCTGAACCATCATAATGTACTTTAATACCAGTAATACCATAGTTAGCCAACTTAACAAGAAGGCCAGTAATTTCTATTTCTGTCATATTATTTTGTTTTATAAAACCTACCTAAGATATTCCCATTTAGGAATTCTTCTTTTTCCAGTACTTCATACAGGAACTGATGCTTTGTCTCTTGATATGTAAGCTCTGTTGATGTATAGCATATTCTAAGCATTTCTCTTTTAATTACTCCACCTGACTTTGCAAAGTCCTTTAGTATTTTATTGCTACTATAGTACTTCATAAAGCTGGGTACAAGTTCTCTCCTGTACTTTTTTAGCCTTTTATCTGTAGTCATAGCTAAAGCTTTCTTACCTAATGGTTTTTTAACATTAGCATAGAAATTCTTTTTACCTATATACCTTACAGATTTACCATCAATAATAGCTGACATCTCATATATAAAACCTACAGCTCCTTCAGGAATTGATAATTCATCAAATTCCTTTCCTTCATATATCCAACTCATAATGTTTGTCTTAGTAAGGGAAATAATACATCTCTCACAGCATCAATACCATGAACTTTTACAGAGTCTGATAAGTCTTTCTCCATATCAAGTATGATATAATCAAGATCATACATCTTTTTGTACTTCTTCATAGAAGCTATACCAGCTTCATCATTGTCAAACAAAGTAATAATCTTTTTATAGCATGACTTGAGCATTTCAATATCAGATTCTTTAATCATACTATTCTCACTGTCCGGTGCAATAACCTCTATATTACCAATACCAAGTGTGTGAAAACACATTAGATCCTTAAGTGAAGATGTAATAATCAGATACTCACAATCAGATTTTAGTTGATCTAAACCTTGAATATAGTTATTGACCTTTATGAATTTCTTATCAGTATTTTTAGGACAATAGATTTTGTACAGTGTACCATCATCTTTGAAATAACCATAAGTAAAGTTATTATCAAATAGAAAAGATCTGGAGTGACCATCATCTTCTATCTTCTCCATTGTAAAAAACTTCAAAGGAGATACATTATATCTATTAAGCATTCTAGAACCAATCTTAAATCCTAGCCAGTATGACTGATCAAGATTATTCCAGTGTCTTATCTCAAAATCAACAACCTTATATTTATCATGTACCTTAAACTCTCTCTTAGTATTAGTACTACCATTCTTCAGATAGTTGGTGTAATCTGTTCTTATCTTATACTTTGCTTCCTTATATGATATATTGTATAGCAACATTACTAGATTTTTACCATTACCCTGATAACCAGTAGAGAAATCTTTGAACCTATAATCATTAATAGAAGTACTAAAATAGATAAACATTGATGGTGTTTTCTCTTGCCTAAATACTGAAAATATTTTTACATCTTGCCCAGAAAGACACTCAGTTAGATTAAGATAATACTCAAATATCCAAGCATCTGGAATGTCTTCCAGTTCATCATATATATTCTTTGTTGATATCATAGCAAATAAATAATAGAAAAGGGGAAACCATTACTGACCTCCCCCTTCTATCCTAATTGCTTAGTCTAAAGAGAAATCAGTAGCTGCTCTTTGTGGAATATTCAAGTCATCATCACCAAATGATCCAACTTCTTTAACTTCCATCTTCTTAAGATGCTCCTCCTCATTAAATTTAATTACATCACCACCTATAGGTGTAATGGCATATGCTCCTTTAGTTCCTTTTGGTAACCACATGTCATAGTTTGTATATCCATTCTTGCCTTCATACTCTTTACCAGCAACACAGAATTCTACAAACTTGTCTTTGGATGGTGCCTCATTATTAAAAGCATCTACAAATTCTTCAATTGTATCATGCTTATTATCTTGAGATAAGAACCAATCACTTATACCAAGAGTAGAAGTAAGATTCTTCAAGAAGATCATAATAGATCTATCTCTCTGAACTTTTACACCACTCTTTGTTACACCATCAGCAAATGCATACTGAGAAGCTTTTACTCTACCAATCTGACCTGCATAGTGACCTTTGCTTTCATCATCTTTGTCAATCATGAAACCTTCAAAACCTGCAATAGGTTCTGTCTCTACATTTAGAATCATATGATATGCACCATCAATAAACTTGAAGTTCTCAAGTACAATACTATTGATTTTCAAAGTATGATTACCTGGTGTAATTGTCTTAGGTAGTCCTCCACCACCTTCTGTTAATCCTGTTGTGCTTAAAGCCATTTTAGTTTGTTTTTAAAATTATAAATCAATAAATACTTTGTCCCAGTAAGTTTTATACTCACCGTTCTCATCAATCTCAGAAATCACTATTTCAGCATTACTTAAATGTGCTGGTCTTGCACCACAAGCAATATCATCATTAGTTTTAAAACTGAGTACATTCTTATTCCCTTTTCTGTAGAGATAACCAATAGCATCTGAATTAGAAGTTGTAATTCTTTTCAGCTTACCAGTTAAATCTAGATCAAGAGAATTAAAAGTACCACCAGCTTTCTCAAGCTGAGTATCCTTTACGTGACCAACAAAGATAACATAAGGTGCCCAAGTCTTGATATAGTCAATGACTTTTGTAAATGCTTGTCTAGTCCAATAATAACCAGAACCTTCAGGTAAACCTAATATGCTTCCATATTTCTCTTTACCACCTCCAGGGTTGAACCAGTTCTTACCCATAGGAGCACGTGAGTACAAAGCTTCTGCATATGGAATAACCATCTCTTCTAATGCTGTGATAGTATCAACTGCTATTATCTTATAAGGATTACCAGCTTCTTTAATGGCTTGACCCACTTCTCTGATTTCCTCAAAGCTATTAGCTTCTACTTTCATTGCATTAAGATACTTAGAACCACCTTCTAAATCTAAGATAAGACAGTCAGGTAGCTCAGCTAACAAACTAGTCTTACCTGTCTTAGGTTTAGAAAAGATAATAAGATTTTTAGGACTCAAACTCTCTGGAGCCACTTTTGATGTTGGCAATACAATTCCCATTACTTAGATATTAAATCATTTAACCATTTCTTGTTACTAACAGGTTTCTTCAACATGATAGCAGCAAGATCTCTTACTGTAATTTGACTAAGTGGTGCATCTGAATCTGGATCTATGATTTCATCAAAGTCAGGGAATGCATTTGGAGCACTCTCTTCTTGCTGAATCTCAATCTTGATTAACTCAGATACAGGAATTAAATACCTAACACTAGTTGTACTGTTAGCTGATGGTTCAGTCTTATCATACTCTTCTTCAAAATGAGGATTATACCTCCATTTGTAAAGAGTTCTACTTGGATCTTCAGGTTCAAGATCTATACTAGTAAACTCAGTATAGATATCTTTACCTTTTCTCAATTCACTTTGGAAGAAACCTAAGCACATTTCAGTCTTCCCTTTAGGAAAATATGCACACTTTGGTATGAATAATGGGTTTTCTTCTTGAATGATTTTGAATTTCCAATCATGATGTTTAATCAGCTCTTCAGTCTTCTCCTGTCTATTGACAGATGTTGATTTTGTTGTAAGACTCATAGTTTAATTTTTAGTTGATAATCTTCTTTCTTGTTGCGGAGGTGTTGGCATCTCCACAATCTTCATCTTTTCAAATTCAGCTCTAAAGAAACTTAGCCTAGTATCACCATTTCTACATTTAAGAAAATGTAATACTATAACTCTGTCATCTTCAATCATATACCTATCAGGACCATAATACCTAATCTTCTGCTTAGCAGGTCTATTGATACCTATGACAGTATCAGCATGCTGTAACAGAGCATCAGCCCCAAACAAATCAGATTCAAGTACATAATTACCATACTTACCTTCTTCACTTCTCTCAGGGTTATCTATGTTCCTATTGAGCTGACTCAGCACAATAAAAGCTACAGGAAACATCCTTTTGAGTAATGTAAGAGCTTCACCAAAATTGTTAAGCATATCATGCTTATCTTTTTCATATGGAGCTTTCTTAAATAATAATGAATGGTCAATAGTAATCAGCACTTTTGTAAAAATCATATTCCCGTCTTGATCATACTTAGCATGTGCAAACATGTAATCCCTAACAATCTCCTTAAATTCATCTATAGTACAAGGAGTTTCTACTACATCAATTGGATACTGTATTTTTTGCTTTGCATAATCATAACATCTTTGTAAATCATCATCACTTAGTTTTCCATCAGCACTACATAAGTACTTATAAGACTTGCCAATTATACTGGAATACTCACGTATTGCAGAAGTTCTAGCTAGCATCTCAAACTGAAATTGCAGAACTCTAAAATTCTCAGCTTGGTTGAGTGGGAAAGATTCCCTTACAATCTGCTCTGCAATTAGTGTTTTACCACTAGCTGGTCTACCACCAATAACAGTAAGAGTATTCCACTCTATACCATCTGTGGTAGCATCATTAAACTTTGGCCAAGGAGTTCTTAAACTCTTTATAGAACCACGCATTCTACCCTGTAGATACTTTAAAGATTCTTGAAATCCTTGTTTTTGGCTAGCCCATTTCTTTTTAGACTTAACCTCACTTTTATTATCCATGAAGTCTATTTGTTTTGTAACTCTTTCTTTACTCCTTGATACATAAAATGTGTCAGAGTAACTATAACCTCTATGAGTAGGTACTGCATAAAGTTTATAGGGAGTATGTATTTATCTACAATAACACAACCAACTGCAGAGCCAATTATTGCTACTAAGATAAGCTTTAGAGAATTTCTCATACTACTCTCTCACTAAAATGTTTTTCTTCATAATCATTTCCTCCATTAATATACATATTACAATAATCAGCAAGTTCAGATTCAAATGTTTTCTCAGCAGTGTTTGTTTTACGGATAAAATACTGTGATGTTCTCATGTATTTGTATCCTTGTCTTTCATACGTGTCAACATATAATTTAGTAGCTGCAATGATAGTACTCCAATTATAATTATGATGCTCAAAAAACCATCTGAAAGCATTCTCAAGATTTTTCTTATCAGCACGCGCATACTTACCACTTGGGAGCTTTAATTTAGGAAAAATTTCTGAATACTCCTCTATCATTGGACCAAAATCTTTACCCAATAAATCAGTAGTAGTCTTCTTCTTACTAACTTTGAAGAACCCATCTACCTCCTTAAGTAAGAACAAGGATTTACCAGTAAGCTTACCATTATTCTCATCTATCCATTCTCCTGTTAATCTTGCTAGCTCTACATTAGAGGATATAAGCTTAGGAATAATATTATTCTGCTTACAGTAAAGGAAATACAATTGATTTGGAGTGATATTATTCTTTATAAGGATCTCGTATATTTCTAACATAGCTACCAGATTAAATCAAAGTTATACAACTTTTTTACAATATCACTAGCTTCAACAAATACATTTTTGGAATCCCACTGCTCTTGACTATTGTAACTAGCAGATGCAGGGTGCATAACATGAAACTTGTAACAGTTGTCATTAATAGCATCTGCCCATTCTGAAGCTTTCTTACCCATAAAAATATAAACCATACCCGGATTATACCATGATAACCAATCTAGAACATAAGCAGTAAATGGTTGCCAAATAAGGTAGTGTTGACCTATCTTACCTACAGAAGTTGTTAAAGCTGTATTTAGCAAAAGCACACCTTGATTAGACCATCTCTTTAAATCAGGATCCTGGTAAGAAGGATATCCTCCATACACAGTTCTTTCTATTTCTTTAAATATGTAATCTAGACTAGGTTGTACCTTACCTGTTTTACTACAGCTGAATGAAATACCATCAGCAAGATCTACTTGTGGATATGGATCTTGACCAACTATTACAACTTTAAGCTGATCATAAGGACATTCCTCAAATGCTCTAAACCAATCTTTCATAGGTGGAGTAAATCTCTTACCATCTCTTGACTGTGCAGCTAGAGCAGTTATTACATTCTCAAAGTCTTTACTATATATAAATCCTCTAAGAACTCTTGCCCAACCAGAAGGTTCTAGTTTAGCTATCATTTTATCTTTTATCTCCTCTATATTCAGTGTGTTAGACATAAATCTCTATATTTGTTAAAAAGTTTATTATGGCAATTAAAGTAAAAGAACTTAAAGATGATGCAATGATTGATGTCAAAGTCAACAAGAACTATTACATGATGCTTAAGAATTCTTTAGCTTTCATCTTCCAGCATATACCTGGAGGTGATGATAAAACAGAATCCTTAGATAGAATCATGAATGCTAAAGTTGATGAGATGAATCATTCTGAAATGAGTTTCTATACAATTACCTTAATGCTTGCAGAAATTGAGAAGATAGCCAAAGAACAAGAACTATATGATGAAAAGGAAGTTCTTGAACCTGGTGATGAGGGTTATGTAGAACCTACAGAATAATATTCATATCTCTTCCTAACTCATTACAAGTCTCAATAGCTGAGCTTATTTCCTCATTACTACAATCAGCAAAAGATTTGTAGATTACTTCATCTTCATTTGTAGTCCATAGACCTGATTTGTCTTTAACTAGTATCTTCATTTCTTCAAATGAATAACCAATCTCTGCTGCTAATACTCTAATACAAGCATGTACTTTAGCTATCTGAGCATTGTTTGCTTTCTTACCTTTTACAGATACAAGCATTTCTATCATTTCACCCTCTTTAAGGCTATCAATAAACATTTGATATAAGAGCGCATCTTTCTTATTAGAAAAGCTCATCTTAGTGCCTTTCTTGACCATTATTCCTGTAAACATATTATACTATTTTATTACACTTCTTGAATAATGCAATCAGAGTTTGCAGATCTTCTAAGTCTTTGATAACTATATCAAGCTCATAACAGTATACTTTCCAGATACCACCATCTATCTCATCACTTGCATTAGAGCTAAGAGTTATATGATCATTAAGATCAAACTTATAGTAATAGTAATCTGTTTTGTCACCACTTTCTTCAATAGGCACATCAATTCTATCAAACTCTTCTTCTATAATTTCTATTTCTTTCATAGCTCATTTATTTT